AGGGAAGCAAGCAAAATGGTGGTCGTCCAATTTACGTTATCAAACGCAAAAAGAAAGATGGCTCTACCGAAACTACATCTACAAATAAAGCAAGACTCGATTACAAAAAAGCAACTGGCAAAAAGTTAAAACGTAATCAAGAAGTAGACCATAAAGATAATGGTGGTCGCAAAGGCAACGATAAAATATCCAACCTACGAGTTCTATCTAAGAAAAAGAACGTGGGACTAGAGAATAAGAGACGAGCCAAAAAGAAATGAAAATCATAGTCTGCGTGTCAGATTTACAAGTACCTTACCACGATAAAAAGGCAGTATCTGTATTGTCCCGCTTCATTAAATCCTATAAGCCTGATGAAGTAGTATCGGTGGGAGATGAAATGGATATGCAGACGATTTCAAAATGGAGTAAGGGTACCGAGTTAGAACACGAAAAATCTATTGGTAAAGATAGAGATGAAACTTATCGTGTACTTGAATCATTAAAGATTAAACATATGATTCGCTCTAATCATACAGATAGATTATTTAATACTATCAAGATGAGAGCACCTGGACTTGCTGGATTACCAGAATTAGAGTTGAAAAACTTCTTAAAACTGGACAATTTAGGCATAAAATACCACGAAAAACCCTATGAATTAGCCCCAAATTGGCTACTTTTACACGGGGATGAGGGTAATGTGCAACCTACCGCTGGTGCTACCGCACTTGGACTTGCAAAACGTGCAGGTATGAGTGTTGTCTGTGGACACACGCACCGTATGGGCTTAACACATTACACACAATCATATTTTGGTGGACATCCTAAAACTATTTGGGGATTAGAAGTTGGTTGTCTAATGGACTTTAAGTTTGCTAAATATATTCGTGGTGGATTGTTTACATGGCATAAAGGATTCGGCGTGCTGTATGTAGATGGTAACAAAGTTGTACCACATCTTGTGCCAGTAAATATGGACGGTTCATTTGTATTTGATGGGAAGTTGTGGAAGTAATGGATTGGGAAAAGATAAAAAAATGGGACTACATTGTTATCGCTGTGTCATCCGAGTATCATAAAAAATATGATATGGTTGAACTAGACGATATCAAGCAGTCCCTTTATCAATGGTTTGTAGAACATCCAAATAAATTATCCGAGTGGGAATCTATTGGTGAGAAAGATGCTAAGAATTTAATCTATCGTTCTTTACGTAATGAGGCTTTGGATTATTGTCAAAGATGGAAAGCCAAGTCAGCGGGCTATGAAACATCTGATGTGTTTTATTATGAATCAGATATGGTTGAAGCGTTGCTGCCATCTGTAATTCGTGGTGAACATGGTGTAAGTCATAAGTTAAATTTAACTGGTCCTTCTAAACCTCCTGCTCCAGCAGAGGGTGGTAATCTTATGGTAATGATGCTAGAAATAGATAAAGCGTACCATAAACTTAACACAGAGGATAGGACTGTATTATTTTATAAGTACGCTGAATCTATGGACTATGGCACTATCGCTACTGAGATGAGTATAGGTAGCGAGGATGCTGTACGTATGCGCCATAATCGTGCTATCAAGAAACTAATTAATCGAATTGGTGGCTTCAGACCTTGGCTAGACCAAGATTTTCCAGACAAAGAAGAGACTGTCGACGATAATCTTGAGACCGAAGTGGTAGAGCAACAAGACGAAAATTGGAATGATGATAGGGCTGATGAAGACTAACCTGCTTTTAATCAGACCGAGTATTCCTGTCTGTTCTTATATGATTCCCCAGCCCTATCAAACTGTTCGTTCTTTAATTTAGTATAATTTATTAATTGTTCAGGCGTAATGAGATGCCCCTTAGATTGATTAGGTGGTTGTTTATTCTCAATAGGTCTGCCATAATCCATAACCACGTTCATTAAATGCTCCCTAGTGACTATGATGACATTACCCTCGATGATAAATGCCCAATGCGTAGCCTTGCTTACTGATAGTCCTGATGGCTCCCATTGTCCACTACCTTGATAGAAACAAGACTCCTCAATAAATAAGTTGCCTGTATCTTTCCAGCGTCTATCTGTCTTAACTTCTATAGTATCCATACGTAATAGGTCAGCAAGTTTACTTTCTCCTGCCTCTCCATCACGTAAGTCTAAATCCCAATTAGAATCTTTCATTATCCTCCTGTCGAATAGAATCCAGTCCCCTTGAATTTGACTGGTGCTGCATTATAAATACGAACCATTTCTTCATCACATAGTTGACAGATAGGAACTACTTCTTCCTCAGTCATTCCCCTGACAACTAATACTGTGCGAAAGTCTGTATCACACTTATATTCATATGTTGCCATTAATACCAGTTATTCTTCTGCCAGAATTTCCATGCTTGGCATGGCGTGTTATAGCGGTAGATTATATAGGTCAGTCCTCGGTCAATCTGCTCGACAGGGTTTGTGTCGGGCGAAAGACCTAGAATCTGTGGAATACCACCAGCATGCAACTTCTGACCTTTTTGATATACAGGTTGCTTGTTGTATGCTTCGTGTCTCCAATTAGATTCTTTAGTCCATAACTTATCTAAACATAACCATTGATTGTGGTGCCATGCAAGTAATGAATCTCTAGCATAGGCTTTACTATCAGCAACACTCCATGCATGTGGCTGAGGTAATGTCTCTACCTTGGTAATTCCAAATAGAGAAAATATAAATATAAACAACAAGAACAACAATCTTTTCATATTTACAACCTCGTTTCTTCTGCGATAACATCTTCAAGCCATACTTCGGCAAACTCAGACACTTCCCACTCTCTGTATGGGGCGTCCAATGCTAACTCAATAGCCTTATCTATATCGTACTCTGCTACGTAATATACTAATGTAGCAGGCGTATTTATGGTTATTCTATACCGCTTCATATCCATTATAACCCCCTTTCTTTTATCAAGGCTCTAACCTTTCTAGCAAACACGATTTTATTTGCTACTTCCCCTTTCTTAGGGCTATGACCTAGAGCGGTTAGTCTTTCTCCTGGCATAGTACCGCCATATATTCCGTAATGTATTTGAGTGCCACGCATACCTAATTCTAGGCAATCTTTCTTGACGGGACAGTTTTTACATACAGATACAGCAGATGCGGCCTTTTCTACTTCTAGGTTATACCTACGCCTTTGGTCTTTGGTATTTCTCCATACTTCTCCCTCAACTGTCTCTACTTCACCAGCAAACCACAAATCAGGGTCATCACTATTTGCACATAACCCATCACTTAGGTCGAGGTCTTTGTCCTCAGATAAATAACCAAACACACTATACTTAAGACCCGTGCCAAATGCACCAGCCATCAGTTATGTATTCCATGTGCCCAGCAAATACTTTGAAGCGCAAGGTTCAACTCTACAATCATTTGGTTGATTTCTTCCTCACTCTTATCACCCACATCAGAGCGTCTAACTTGCCCTTGCCATATTACATTTTCTTTTAACTTTTCCATTACCTATCCCCTTCTGTTATACAGTCTAGTACATACTCGAACTCAGGTCGGTATGATTCAGGTGGCATGTTGCCATTGTCTGAATACCAATCATATCCCATGTTGGAGTCCCATTGTAACTTACCTGAGTATTGGTTTGTTCCATCATTTAGTATTATGTGCTTAGTCCATCCAGTAGATGTTATACCAGTACATGAAACCATATACTTGTTCATTATCTCCTGAATAGTTACTTCTTTATCGCTCTCATCAATCAACCTGTACCCCCATGTTTATGAGTCGGCTATCTATTGTCATGGATGTTGTATCATAACTCTCGGCACCTTCACCATCTTTGCCCTCACGCCATAATACCCTACCCCTGTAAGTAATGTGGGAACCATCTCCGTATAGGCTCATCAGTAATGCACCAGCAGCATAGTCATATACCTCTGCTATGATTTCACCATCAGGATGATGTACTTTTAACTTCTTCATATCCTATCCTTTCTGCCGTATTATACGGCATATAGTTGTTGCAGTAATAGCCTTGCACGAGCAATTATAGCGTCATCTCTCTCATCTGTCAAATTGGCGATAGAGATTAACTCTATAATTACTTTTCTGACTTCTTCCCTAGAAGCCAAAGTCATACTGTCCATCATATATCCCCGCTTTCTGTTTGTGTCGGGCAAGTTCGTCCCGTTCAGGCGACCAGCATAGGCAACTGTCATTGACTACCATACCGCAGTCAAAACATGCACCGCAGTCATGGCAGTAATATGGATTGTAGTCAGCATTGACAGCCTCGCCACACATCATGCAGGTGTAGTCATCATCCTCTGCCCAGTTTGAGTAATCGTATGGCGAGTCGCTTTGTTGGAAGTATTTTGCCCATGTATTTTCTTTGTATGTATCATTAGACCACCAGTTGCCAGCATTGTCCCAATGACCTAAGTCCTCGTTGATGATATAGCAATCATACTCAGCATTAGGGTCTAAGGTAAATACAGCAATCTTGCTACCACTAGCCCAGCCCTCTATCATGCGATACAGATTGGTATTGTCTAGTGCTGTGATACCACCCATAGCAGGCAAGATATCCTCAGCAAAGATACGAGTATCACTACGCATATCATTGGCAGGTATGTCTACACTAAGCACACCATTGTGTGCAAGGTATGTCAGTTCACTACCACCAACCTTGAACGGATGGCAGTTGTCATCATTCTTTACACCATGCGTAGCAAATCTAGCATGGTACATAGCATAACTATTTGGGTATTGCTTGCGTACTTCCAAGAACTCTTTGATTACTTTCTTGGAGGACATACCCCTGCCAGTAATAATTTTATTACCAGCAATTACCGCATAGCCAAAGCCATGTGGATTATTACATGAAGCGCACTCTAAATCCTTGCGCTTTGGTGTGCTATTCGGAGACGAAACTACCAATAGGCACATGCTTACTCCTTTCTATCCTTTGTATATCATCAATGTGTATTGCAATTCTTTCATTAAGTGACTTGTATAGGTCAGACTTACTTTCGATATACTGTCTAAACTTTGGCGTAGACAATGCATCACCTCTGACTTCTTGGACACTCATAACCCTAGTGTACTCAACGCTGGCATGCGCTAAGTCGACAGCGGACTTTACGAATCTCGGATTTAGACTACCTCTAAAGATTCTCATCTCTAGCGTATTTCTATTGTTAGTATTGACAGCAGAGTATCTATCTGAACCATTTCGGTCTAACTTATGCTTGAAGGACTTGCGTCCAGTTTCAGGGTCAAATACATCATCAAACTTAGCCCAATGACTAGATGACCTACCAGCAAGCAGTTCATAGAACTCTTTGTTATTGTAGACAAGTTGCAAGAATCTATGTTGATGGCTACCACCAGCAAATCCATTACGAGATACATGTATATGAAGTCCGCAGGTTTTTGTACCCCATGACATCATTTCATAATCTCGCTTGAGAGTTGTCAGCACTCGCCATAAAGGATTCTCATCCCTTGTCATGTAAGCGTGGGACATTGGATGAGTTACTATCTCAAAGCCACACTCTAGTGAGCCGTCAGACTTGAGGTAAGCAAGTTGCTCACTCTCAAGCATAGAAGCGTACTCGGCAGCAGTAGTGCGTTGAGGATAATCTTGACCACGCACCTCAGTTTCTATCTCAATACCAAAATACAGACGAGTTTCCTCATCAGGTAATCGATAGAATATAGGGTCAGGTCGATACGAATAATCATGTATCAATCTGCCATCCATCTCACCTTCATGGTCAATATCGCAACCATTATAGTAGTAATCATCACACTCCTCACAATAAGACACATTGTCTTGAAAACATGTCTCACAGAAAGTGCGATTACTGTCATTGGCAGAGTAAGTATACCCTGTAAAGTACCCATCATGCTCATCACAATAATAAGCATAACTCATAGTACAAGGGTCACACCATATCCGACCTTCGATATCATACATCGAATCTTTAGATGAGTATATGGATTCGCAACGCTCACAAATTACTGAGCATTGGTCGCATATTACTTCACCTTCAGCAGATTCGACTACATCAGATTCGGAAGCACAGATTGAACATACACTTTCAATCTCTACTTCGTCAGTAGTTTCCATATCCTATCCTTTGCTGTATTATACGGCAACAGTATCTCTATTGCCCAGTAGTATTATTATAGGCTAATTCCTTAGCCTTGTCAACCCTACGCTGGACACTATCCAGTATCACATTGACTACCTTATCCCGCAGGTCATCAGCATACTTAGCACGAGCCACAAAGCCCTGCCTTGTATTATGTATAGAGAATTGCCTTAGAGATTCCCTTACAGTTTCTAGTTCATCCCTAGAAAGAGTAAGGATAATCTCATTGGCATAATCTACATTACTTTTGGACATTTAACTCACGCAAGGCACGCATAAGTTTAGCATTTTTAATTGCAGTTGTGATTACCAGCGTAGTGCTGACACTCAACGCAATAATAATTGCTATCGTATCACCTATTTCGATATACATGATTTCCTTTCGGTTAGTGCTTGCCGTATTATACGGCAGCGTTAGAAGTGTATTGGTATCTACTATGGTATGGCAAGTAGCGACCTCTCGCAACATCATTTCAGGTTTCCCTGCTGATTGACTACGCATACCAATACACTCGTGCCCACCATGAGAATTGCACTCATGATTATGCCGTCTAGCGTGGGCTATCCAGTTGCTATTCGTAGTCCGAGTCCGTAGCAACATCCTCAATGAACTCTGAATTAAAATCGGACATGTCTACTTCTAAAATACCCTCAGTTGCAAGTATCTCGGCTACCTCTTGCTCGGTCATGAAATCAAGGGCAATACTATCTCCACTCACGAGATACCCTCTCCATAGCACGAGCAGTTTGCTCTTGAATCTTAGCCTTGCGTAATGCTTCAGCCTCGATATTTTTCTTTACTTCAGCACTATGTAATAAAGCGGACAAAGTGCTATCTAGTGTTGCTTGCATGTGCTTACCTTTCAGTATTGAACCTGCCGTATTATACGGCAAGGTTGGCGGTACTTCTTTCCCGTTGGCATAAGTATACCGAAAAAACAGACCCCTGTCAAGCGCAAAATAAATCTGCTGTATTATACGGCAAGCCTTCCCGTACCCCCTAGTTTCCGTTCCTATGCGGTATCATTTTGGTTTGTGTTGAAAATTTTTGCAGATAGGCTAAGTTGTCCGAATCCATCACGCCATGCGCCAGTACACCCTTGTACAAATTAGTTTGTGTTGGTTTGTGTCGGAAAATTTTTGGGCAAAAAAATAACCCCCTCTCTCGAGGGGGCTATCTCTCTTTTGGTTAGGCGTTTACCTTCTCGGCTACCTTTGAGTTTTTGCTAACTGTGATTAGTTTTCCGATTACTTCATCCAGTTTCTTTGGCTCGGTTGTCTTTGTATCCTTAAGGCTTACGCTTGATAGGTAAGTGTTAAGGCTATCGATTACGCTTTCGATAGTGATGTCTTTGGCAGACTTAGCCATCTCCGCTTTGGCTTTGGTTGAGCCATCTCGGGTTTGGCTTTCTTTCTTTGTAAGTGTTTGCTCGTCTAACTCATCAAAAGTTTTTGCGCTTTGGATGTGTTTTTGTGCGCCACTTGCTTTCTTATCTGCCATCACTCGGACGGCTAGGCTTAACACTTTGCTTGCTTTGATGTTTGCTATCTCATCATTGAATCGGGCAATTATTAAGCAAGCAACTAGTAAAGAATCAACATGATTTGGCAATACTACTGGCTTAACATTAACCCCATTTAGTGCCTGTTTCATGCTTTCTTTTACTTCTCGGGTTGTTGTGCCATTTGCCATTTCATTTCCAACTTCTAAAATGAAATTGATTGCATCCATGTTGTTGTTTTCTCCACTCTCAATTAAGAGAGCGTAAGCGGTTGAGATATTGCTGTTTATCTTTACTGTTTCTTTTACTGTTTCTTTCTTAGCCATTTTCTATCCTTTGTTTGGTGGGTACTCGGTTTCCCCATTGAGATAATTTTCCCATAGGTCAAGGGTTATTGCAAGTCTATTTGATAATTATTTTCTAGGCGTGTCTGCCGTATTATACGGCACGATTTAGGGGGTTGAGCATGGGGTCTTGAGATACCCCTAATCGGCTCGAGGTTAGCCTTTGGGGTGGGTTTGGTGGCAGATAGGTTTACCGATTACCCCCCATCAATTCCGCTTATCTAATCTCTCCCCATAAATAAATTATTTATTGCCCCCCATAAATCTATTTGTAGTTAGTCAACTACTCACTATTGCCTTAATTGTTAAGTAAACAATAAATAACTATTGATTATTGATAGATACATAACCATTTGACCCTAGAGTTTATTAATTTAGCGTCTCTTATAGATATATAGTCCCATAAAAAATTACTGTTATATTCTATAGGGGGGTATATATACGCTCAGAATGAGCGTGATTATTACCTATCTGTTCGGTTTTAGTACTTTGAACAGGTTATCTAATATGTAATATAAATATTACGGAGTTCGCTCCGTTTTGGAACTCCGCTCCTCCTATAGTATTATTATATAATTATATATATTGGGGATAGTCTGCCCGTTTATGGGTACCGTTAAATTACCGTTTTAGGGGGCAAGTGTGGGTCGTAGACCAGGGGTGCAAAATATACCCAAAGATGCTGCCCAACTGCAGGTACTAGAACTGCTAGCCCAAGGCTCTACTGTGGTAGATGCCATGAAGGCTGTAGGGCGTAACGATGTTACCTTTCGGCAATGGTCTATGGCAGACCCCAACTTTAAGGACAAGGCTGACAAAGCCCGTCTGGCAGGTAAGGGTGTTAAGGCAGACCTAGCCAATCTGAAAGATTTATCCTTTGAAGAGTTTTCTGAGCAATTCTTAGATACCAAGTTGTTTGACCATCACAACTCATGGATTGATTTGGTAGAGGGCAAGGAACCTAGGTGGCAACACCCATCTATGACCTATGAGCCAGCAGCAATCAACCGTATCTTAATTAACGTACCACCTGAGCATGCTAAGTCAACAGTACTTACCATCAACTATGTTACCTATCGAATTTGCCTGGACCCTAACGTAAGAATTATTATTGTTTCTAAAACGCAAGGTATGGCACGTAAGTTCCTATCTGCGATAAAGACAAGACTTAGCCATCCTAACTGGACAAAGTTACAAATGGCATTTGGCCCTAATGGTGGCTACAAGGCGGATTCACCTACCTGGTCTGCTGATATGATTTATCTGGGTGCTGGACGTGACTCAGGAGAGAAAGACCCTACTGTACAAGCATTAGGATTCGGGTCTCAGATTTACGGTGCAAGAGCAGACCTGATTATCCTTGACGATGTGGTGATGAATGCAAACGCCCATGAGTGGGAGAAGCAAATTGAATGGCTTCAAAAAGAAGTCATCACCCGTTTGGGACGGCACGGAAAACTACTTATAGTAGGAACCCGTGTCGCCCCCATAGATTTATATAAGATGATTCGTGACGGCGAACAATGGACTGGTGGTAAATCTCCATTTACCTACTTTGCATGTCCTGCTGTTTTAGAGTTTGATGAAGACCCTAAGAAGTGGAAAACACTTTGGCCTTGGACGGATAGGGCGGAAGGTGATGTAGATGAACCTAACGAGCAAGGGTTATATCCCAAGTGGGACGGACCCTCGTTATTTACTAGACGCTCTGAAGTCGCTCCGTCTGTTTGGGCTATGGTCTACCAACAGGAGGATGTACAGTCAGATTCCATCTTCTCGCCAACAATTGTGGCTGGATGTGTTAACGGTATGCGAAAGCGTGGACCGCTTAAGGAAGGCACACCTGGACATCCAAAATCCACCCAATCAACCTACACAGTAATTGGTTTTGACCCTGCTGTAACGGGACGCTCTGCTTTCGTAGCAGTATCCTACAATAGGTCTGATGGTAAGATTTATGTTTTAGATTGCGTCAATATGGTTGACCCTACTCCTCAAAAAGAGGATGCTCTAATTAGAGAATGGGTAGAGAAGTTTAACCCACAAGAATTCAGGGTGGAAATTAACGCCCACCAAAAGTACTATGCTATGGATACGGACCTAAGAAACTATCTGGCATCTTATGGATGTCAACTTAACTCCCACTTCACTGGTAAGAATAAATGGGATGTAGGTTTCGGTGTGGCCTCTATGGCAAGTCTTTTTGGCTCAACTAGGGACGGAAGATTCCTCGATAACAACTTAATAGAGTTACCTTCTAACGAAGGTTCTGAAGGTCTTAAATCTTTAGTTCAGCAACTTATTACATGGAAGCCTGATACTAAAAACCCAACTGACTGTGTTATGGCTTTATGGTTTGCTGTGATTCGTTGCAGAGAACTTATGCAGACATCAAGTAGAGTTGGACAGTATCAAACAAATAGATGGGCTACTAGAGCACAAAAGGCTGGACGTGGTTCCCTTAATTTAGATGAAGCCTTTGCAGAGCAATGGCAAGAAACTTACGGTTAGGATATAAATGGCATTATCAATTGAGCAGATTGCGGCACGAGTTCAATCTATGCGTTTTCGCAATAGTGAGAGAGATGCTCGCAACCTAGATGTACTTGCTGTACGTAAAGGTAAAATCTCAGAAGTATATCCTGACTTTTTTCCAGATGGAGTAGACGCTAATGTCGTGGCAAATTTTATTGATATCGTTGCCAGGGACCTTTCGGAGGTTATGGCACCTCTTCCAGCGGTTAACTGCTCAGCCGCTAATCAGGTCAATGACCGTGCTCGTTCTTTTGCCGATAAGCGTACTCGTATTGCTAGTAATTATTTTCAACACTCTGACCTCGCAATCCAAATGTACTCAGGAGCAGACTGGTATATAACCTACGGTTTCGTTCCATTTATCATTGAGTTAGATGATGAGGGTAAACTACCTCGCATCCGTATTGAAAACCCAATTGGTTCCTATCCAGAGTTTGACCGCTTTGGCCGTTGTATTGCATTTGCTAAACGTTACACACTTTCTCTTGGAGAACTAGTAGCACAATTCCCAGAGTATGAGTATCAATTACTTGGTGGGTATGGATATAAGCAAGACTTAAATACTCAGGTCGAAATGATTCGTTACTATGATGACGAACAATCTATAATTTTTATTCCTGCAAAGGATAACCTAGTACTATCTCAAGCCAAGAATCCTCTTGGTAAGATGATGGTAGTTGTTGCACGTAAGCCATCTGTTGATAG